ATACCTTCCGGATTTATATCTAAATTTTCATAACTTAATTGTAATCCTGTTGGTATTATTTTAGTGTTATAGAAATCACCAATTCTTAAAACTAATACTGGTGGTGCTCCGAAAGCTGTATTTGTAGCATTATTATAATTCGGCACATCCTTACCACCTACAGTTTTAATTGTAGGTATTGTGTCTCCAGGTCTCATAGCTTGTTGTAGAAACGTTAATCTTGAATTTAACCCTTCTGGTGTTGTTGAATGAAATGCGGGTTGAAAGAATTTTAATTTATCTTTTAAATTATCGTACACCATTGGTGTTTCTGATTTAATTGTTTCAAAATAATCACATTCAGATAATAAAGCTCGTAAAACTCTTTTAGTTATATTGTTTCTCGGTACATATTCTTCGGTTATTTGTGGAACCACTGTTGTTGTGGTAACAGTATTTCCAACAACAACTTCCTCGAGTTTTGGTTTTGGTGTTACTTGTGGTTGTGTTATATTTGAACTAATATTTGAAATATATGCTCTTCTACATGCCATAGCGCGAGCAGTATAAACGTCTTTACTAGGAGCTAAAGTGTCTCCACGACCCGGTGTTCCGCCTGAAACTATTATTTCGTCCGAACAATTATAAGTAGGATATTTAGTAGTAGGATTAATTGGATTGGATATTGTAACTTCTCCAAAATTTTTTCCTCGAGTTACTAACAATCTTGTGCCAAAATATTCACTAGTGAAACTATTGGTTTTAAACCAATCAATCATAGAATTAACTCTTCTTTCAGCTAACGATAAGTTATATTTTTGTGATGCCGGCGCAGAGCAACTAGCATTTACAACTATGGTTATGGTACCTGTATTTTGTTTTAATTGTTTGGCAATATCTTTCGCCAAATCTTTTATCATTTCATAGTTCGTTTTTACTACATTAGTAAAAAATTCTGAAGTTTCTACTGCCGTAGATGGTGATCGTTTAGCATAATAATCAATATTGGATTGTTCGGTATATCTCGCATATTCTACATTATAGTCTTGAGATCCATCTTTATCTGGGAAATCATTTCCAAAATAAAATCCATAATTACCATATTTGTTTTCAAAATATTTTGTACTACCTTCATAATTTTGATTGCTTGATGCTAAATCTTGTCCGTTCCCACCATCAACACCAGTTTGTATAGTTTGCTTACTATATTGAATTTCTTCTTTTGTTAATGTTTTTGATGTAATCGCTTGTTGTAGTTGATATAAATCATTAGGGTTAATCGTATAATATTTTTTAGCGAGTTCATATAAATCATACTTTCTACAACCGGCAAAAAATGATTCTAATATGCTATCAACTCTTGTTTTATTTGTTTCGTTATTAAGAATTTTATTAACAATTACATTTAATACTGACGGATGATCAACAACTATCTTCCACTGTAAGGTTCCGGTTCTGCTCGTATTTTTATATGTGAAAATAGGTTCGGGCCTACCAATAAAATCACTTTGGTACCAATTGGCGCTAGTACCCTCCGTAAATGTTAAACCATAAGGTGGAAACCACATTACCCTACCACCATTTGGCCCTCTTTCACAAATAGGTAAATCAGATACTGAAAATCCCGGAGCATTAGACGTTCTCCATGCTAAATTTTCAAGTGAAAACATATATTTTTTAGCATATGCTGTATTAGTGTTTCCAATCAAATTAGTAGAATCCTGTCCTCCTTCTTGTTTATTAGGAGCAATATTTAAATTATACGTCTTATCTAAAACAGAATATGAGAAACGTCTGCCTTCAGTAGTAACTCCGTCTTGTTTTTGTAAATCATTATATTGTAGATATGGAATATCCTTGGCAAAAACTCTACAATATTCGGATCCAACTTCTTGACCTATTGCGCCGACATAAGTTAAAACTCTAGAACCTTTAGTAATTTCTTTATACCCATCATTAAACACTTTGCTAACTTGATCTATAGCATTACCTACGTGTTGTAATCTTTTACCTCCTTGCGGTTGGCTATTTATAATTCTTTGGGTATCATCTAAAATGGATCCTTCTCTAAATGTTCTATTTGTAGATTCGGTTGTATTATATGATGATGGCTTAAAGTCCTCATCTTGGTTTGTAACTAATCCGCCAATTCCAACTTTTTTACCGGCATTGTCTTTATATTTTGGAGAAACCCACGTAAATCCACCCTCAATACCGCCACCGTCACTATATGTTGGCCCATTGGCTCCTAATCTAACATCTTTACTTGGTCCTTCATATAATTGGGCCAACTCTTGCGGTCCATATACCGGTGATTGTTGTTCAATACCTTGACTATTAACAGGTATGTCACCTCCGGGTGAAAATACTCTTGATGGTTCAGCGGATGTTGATCCAATATAATAATTACTGTTATTCGTGGTTGATCCTGCAATTACACCACCAACTCTATCAAATAAAGTTCTATCAAAACTAGGCTTATATTTGTTGTAATCTATATTACCAAATAAACGAGATTTTTGTCCGGATCCCATATTATTATAGAATAATTGAGATCCTGTTTTGGTTCCGCCTAATAATCTATTAAAAAAATTACCAACAGCGCTTTTAGCAAAGGCGCCAGTAATTTGTTGTATGGTTGTTGGTTGTCCCGGATTAATGCTTGGATCCCAATATGAGCCGGGTATTGGTGAAACGGGAATTGTGCTTCCGGCCAATCTTAACGCAAAATCGGTTGCGGCAATTATTGGGTTTTCCGGAACTGTTATAGTATAGTTCGGTTCAATAACTGGAACGCGACCCGTTACTAAATTTAAAATATCGGTACCACTTCTAACGTTAGCTATATTGGCACGACCTACGGTTTGTTGTCTTATTTGGGTTGCAATTCTTGCCTCAAACTCTTTCTTTAATGTTTGAGCGCCTAATCTAGCTATAAAAGAGTCCTGACTTAATAAACCATTACTACCTTGAGGATCTAATGATAATAAAATTGAAACGGGATTATATGATGAGCTATTAAATGTTGGATATGGTTGGCCATTAGCTTGTCTTCCATTATTAACTTGAAGAACATCTAAAGACGAGAAGGATTCTGCGGAATCGAAAATATTTAACGCATCGGAATAAGCATTTAATGTTCTCCATGTTCTTACTGCATCAATACCTTCGGAAAGTAATTTAGCGTCTTGTTGAAATGGTCCGTATTCGCCTTCATTTGATTTATTATTATATAAATTAGATGGATCTGGTGTTTGTTTGTATCCACCTTCGGCACCAAATTGATTAAGAGGATATAGTTTATTGGCAAAGGACGATTCATCAATCAGTTCATCCGGACTGTCGATTACAGCCAAATCAGATTGTAAATATTCAAAATTAGTTTGTGTTGAAGGCCTACTTGGAGACTTGACATAAGGAACAAGGTTTCTTGTGATAAGTTTTTTTCTAAAGCCGTCTGAACTAATAAAATCTAAAGTAGTTCCCATCTATGTTTTTATAATAAATAGATTATTAATAATTTTTTGATACCGGTTGTTTAGTTGGGTTTGGTTCTTTGTTTAAATTTAAAATAAACTCTTTAAATTTAGGATTATTAATTAGAGAGTCAAAGAATTTTTGTTGTTGTTCTGTTGATAAATTAGAAAAATTTGGAGGTATGTTAAAGTCTATTGTAAAATTACCTTTAACATCAACTTCAGACTTACTTGTTTTTGGTTCTGTTGTGGTGGTTTTACCTAAATATCTATTAGCAATCGTGTCGCTACCGCTTATCTCTTTAAATTTACTTTTGGCCGCGGAAGTTACTGATTTTTCAGCACCCTCAAGTTGATTACCGAGTTTTGTAAGATAATTACTTAAAGTCTCACCTATTTTTTTATTAGGATTTTGTAAATCTTTAATCAGATTTTGTAAGTCAGTTATGGCTTTTTCACTAAATCCTCTAACATCTTTGGTTGTGCCTAACTTGGATGCTGCTCCTAAATATTTATCCGCAGAACTTTTAAGATCAACAATACCAGTGGTTATTTGATCTGCACTAACCAATCCATACACAACCTTGTCTCGTATTGCTTTTACATCATTAACCATAAGTTCGGTTAATCCCATTTGACTTCTCGCTAACTCTTCCAAAGTTTTTGGGCCCTCTTTTTGAGCCTTAATCAAATCATCAAACTCCTTTTGGTTAATTTCACTTAATTCTTTTTTTGTTCCATCTTGAAGTGTTACCTCATAAACATTATTTTTACCCATTTTAGCAATATTAGCTAAAAACTGTTTATCTTCTTCACTTCCAATTTTTAACCCTGCGGCACTAACTGCTGATAATCTTTTATCTAGTTCTGCGGCAGCTAATCCCATTTTAGATAATTCTCTTGAACTAACGCCTGTTTGTTTTTCAATTTCTTTTAAAGTTAAAACACCTTGAGGATTTATTTTAAAAGTTTTTGTTTTTTCATCAAAATATGTGAATTGTTTTGACACATTTGCCAATGTATCTTGAAGCCCGGATGGATCATTGATCGATTGATTCATTAATTGAAATGGATCCGCCAAGTTACCTGCAGCAACACCTAATCTTTGAAAAGCGGCGGCCGTTTCAATCGCACCTTCAGGTGTTAATACTTTATCGGCTAATCTAAATGTTTCCCCCATGTTAAATCTTAACATAGATGCTTGTGCGGCCATTTTAGTTAATCCTTGCACACCATTTTCAAATTGAAACCTATTAAGTTGTTCTGTATTATCCAATACAGTTCTCATAACTTGTTTGGCATTTCCCCCAATACTTTGAATATATTGTATTGAACTCTCCAATTGTTTTGGTATTTCTTGCAATCCAACACCGACATCTAAAAAAGATTGCATTATGGAACCGGCTTCAACACCTAATACCTTATACGCTGAATATAGTTTTTCAATCTCTTTGGTATCCGCCATCACATTTCTTCTAGATTCTTCAGCAACTTGTGACATTATATCCGACACATCAGTAATGCTGCCGCCCAATCTTGTAATATCGGGAACCGCATCAGCTATTCCGGCCATTAATTCTGATAGCCTTTGTCTTCCTTGAGTAAAGGTTTTATTTACCTTATCGGCCTGCGATGACATGTTTTGTAATGCGTTTGAAAAATCACTCGCTTTGGGTACAAAATTTTTTTTAAATTCTTCAAAAAACTCCTCTATTGATAGTGCCATTAAATATGTTTTATTAATATAAATACAAAAGGACTGAAAAATCAGTCCTTATTATGTTTTTTGATTATCCTCAAGCCATTTATTTAACAAATATTTTCTTATGAAAATTGGCATAATTAAGAAATCTTGATAAGAAACATTTAACAATGTTTTTAAATAAAAAAATTCATCGATCTGTCCTTTTCTATAATCAGAAGAAAGGACGAAAAAAGTCAGCCCCAAAACCGACATTTGTCGTCAGTTTTTCTCCTGATGGGGTAATTATTGTTCTCGTCATATCTAGTTTAGGTTCATTTTTTTCCATGAACTGTTTGATGAATTTTGAGTCGGCAATCGGCATTTGTTCAATAAATTTAGCAATTTCACCTTTGTCTGTTGAGCCATTAACTTCCAAAATTTCTTTTTGTAGTCTCCATGTTATTTTAGGTACAACTCTTCCTTGGGGATATGATTCGCCCATCCTATTAATTTCTACGCTTTCACCATAAGTTAATGGTTTTAATTTAATTGTTGCTTGTGATTTAGGTAAAAGAGTGATAAACGTACCGTCCTCACTAGGCGTTTCTCCTTTAACAATATTTAATTGGTCTAGTGTTACCGTTGCTTGGAATGGCTTTTTTGTTTGGGGATCGGTAAGATTTAATGTTATTTCCGGGCCGAATGCAGTATTTCTTAAAAAGATTAAGATGGCTTCAATATCACCCTCCAATAGATCCTCAACTTTAACATCAGGTTCATATATTTTAGTTCTTAATAGGTTCATGGTTACATCTCCACCACCCATTAGAATATTCTCATCAGTTGCGGTTAAATAACCGACCTTTAATGATTTCTTTTTATTTTTATAAAAAGTTCCTTGTGAAGGTAGTGGAACTACATCATGCGGGAGCGAAAAATTTTGCTGCCCATATTCTCTTGATTCATTGTCCATAATATTTTTTATTTATAATAATAGTTCTATTTATTTTTTTGTGAATTGTATTCCCACCTTATATGGCCACAATCATATATTCTATAAATTTTTCTATCAAACATAATTTCTTTTTCTGTTTTGTTTTTATCGTAGCCATCCTTAACTAATTGGGATTTTCTAAAATTAAATCTATAATATCTCATATTATTTATCACATACCAATAATTAGGCGCTGATTGGGATTTTTTTATAAAACCTAACTTATTGTACATCCCACCATTAAATAAACGCACATCGGAATAAGATATTACCATATCCGGATTGTTTTTTTTAATAAAAAAATTAAATAATTTACTAGCTGCGCCAATAACATTTGTGTTAATTAGATTTGAAAATCTAGTAAGCTCCCACTCGTTATCTTTTCCGCCCATTATTACTCTACCTTTAGAAAAGGTCATAACCGAAACCAAGTTATTTTCATAAAATAATCCAACTCTAACTTTAGATTTTACATTTCCCTGTATATGGTTGTTATTTAAAAAAACCTCGCAAGTCTTGGCGTCAATCTCTTTTATCACGCATTTTCTACCATAAATCTTATTAGACGTAACGCCAATTTTATTATTTATGATGGATTTAACAATTTCTTTTTTATAAAGCCACTCATCTTCGAATATATGTAATAGATCAACATTTTTTTCTTGACATTTAATAGTCTTATTAAGATGATAATTGGATATTAAAAATAATTCGTTGTGCCAATATAGACCATTAACTTCTATTGCAATTTTTTTTGATGGGACATATATATCTAATTCTTTTCCTATTAATTCTCTATTGGAAACTTCGTGCTCAATATTGTTTAACTTTAAAAAATCGCTGATTTCTATTTCATGTCCGCTCCTTTGGCTTTGACCAATTGGATTACAATACGTACAGATTTCGTAATTCCTTTTATATCTTTCGTATAATAATTGTTTGGTGATTTCGCTTTCTTGATTACACTTGGCACAAGTTAAAGTAACCGACATTTTACCAATATCAGTAAAATTAACATCTAAATATTTTTCTTTAAATTTTGAAATAATTTTATTTTTATATGAATTAGATGTTGAATAATTTTCTGACCCATATTTGTTAAAACACGTTATCTTATATTGATTGGTATTAACATAATTTTCATCTCCGTATTTTATCTTCTTTGTTTCTTTCGCTTTATTATTGTTATTATAATTTTCATCACCATATTTATCTAACTTTGTTTTCCTTTGTTTCTTAAGGAAATCTTCATGTTGGGGATAAAACTCTACACCATATTTATTCTTAAAAGTATTTTTTTGTCTTTGGATCATCTCCTCTTGATTGTTATTTATACAATCTAAAGAACAAAACTCACCATACGGTTTATCAAGTCTATCTCTAAACTTAATTTCCTTTCCACAAGTAATGCATTTAGGTCTTTCTTTTAATTCTTTAAAATAAAATAAGATTTTTTCTTTGAATGAAAGATCAATATTAATGCCGGAACAATAATTAATAATTTTCTGATATTCTTGGGGATGGTTTTTTTCAAACCATTTCTCTCTAGTTTTATATCCCGATTTATTGTCTGTGGTAAAAAAAGAAAAATCCATACATTTATATTTTATTATAAATATATGGATTTATTTTTAGGATGTAAAGGATATGTAAAAACTAATAAACCAATACGCAACGATCCATGCGAAGCGTTGTAGATATTGTTGCAATACTATCTGATTTATAATCGACAGCGTTAAAGTTTGCATCAGTTAAAAATGTTCCATAAAGTATCCATTTTTCAACAACAACACCTGTTGGATCTAACATCTCAAGATCAACATCTTTCTTATATCCGGCAGCATAACCCATTCTACCTGTTACAGACTCGGCACACAAACGAACCCACTCCATAATTGCTTGAGAAGCTGAAGGTCCGATTGGATCTCTAAATGTAACATTTAATACTTGCCAATTAAACTTTCCTGCAACATATGTTGAGGTATTTAAAAATGGTATTTCCACAGGATTTATAGTTATGTGTGGTCTAGATGCGCTCTCAACAAACCATTCGTTAATTCCCAAACTTGAGGGAAATCTTAATATAAACCTATTCTGACGTTTTGGTTCATACGGTATTGGCATTTTCATGAGTAAATCAGCCATATCTCTTAATTTTTAATTTTGTTTTCTGTTTATATAATAATAAATATTAGATGTTGAAAAATTTTTCTATTTACTTTTTTTTAAAAAAAATTATTCATTATTTATATTCTTTCTTAATTCCTCCAGCTGTAGAATAAGTTTTAACTAGATTATCTGGTTTATCTTTAAAATGTTTTTTAATTGCTTCCACATTTTTAATATCATCATCTGAAAATCCAATAGTTGGATTAGTTGGTATAAAGTTATTACCTATATCATTCTTTAAATACGCTCTTTTATTCAACACTGCAGCCATTCCTTTAATATAACTTACAAAATTATCTAAAGCTTTAACTTTTTCTTCTTCCGGATTAGCGGCATTTACATCATCACCAAAAGTCACTGGATGATATTTGTTTAATTCTAAATAACTTCTAATAAGCTCTTCATCAGACATCTCATCTTCTCCAACAAATGATCTATATTTTTTTAAGCTTTTAATTAATTCATCTTTATCTATACCATTAAAACCTTTAATAATATAATTATAAACAGCTTCTTTAAGTGTATTTGGATTGTGACCTCTAGCCGTAATGATTGAGAAGATTGAACCGTTATTTATGGCTTCTTTAAAATCATTAAATGCTGGGCCGGTTTTTGCTTTCAACGAATCAATTAAAAAATCTTTGTCACCTTCCGTTCTAAAATTTCTAAACGGATTTTCAGCATAACCAACAATTGTTTGTCCGTTATAGTTAAATGGTTTTTTACCTAAATCATGTCTATATTCTGCAAAATCATCAGTACTCATACCAACTTCTTTTCCATCATCAGTTTTAACGATAATTTTAGTTGGCATATGTACGATATTATCATCCCAATCAAATGCATAATATTTCATGTCCGGAGACCCTTCAGGTGTAAATCCTTCTATTAATTTTAATTTCATATATAAAATATAGGAGGAGCTAGCTCCTCCCTTTTTTATTAGATATTTTCAAACGAAGCTCCCGTTGGTGTTATAAAGAATTCGATATCTATAAATTCTAAAGCTTTCGTTGGTTTAAGGTAAATTTTACCTGTTAATGTGTTTCTGTCTAAATCTTCAGGTGAAGAAGAAACCGTAACACGGAAATCATAAAGACCTCTATCTCTTCTGATGGAATCAAGTATTGGATTAACACTATCTAAAAACTGTTGTCTAACTATCTGATCGTTTTGTTCAAATAATAATCTTACGGCTACCGCAGAAATTAATTTACGAGCTTGTAATAATAGTCTTCTAACGTTTAATCTATTAAGTGCTGTATCTGCTACTTGTAAAGTTTTGTTACCCCAAATTACAGTACCAACATCAGAGAAGGTTGCAATTGGATTAATTCTACCTTGGTATAAAGTATCTCTATCTTCTTGAGTTAATTTAACTCTTGCTTTGATTGAATTTACAAGACCTCTAGTATAACCCGCTGATGCAAACCATGGGAACGCTATATTATCCGTTAATGCCAAGTTTCTACAAACTTCACCTGTTGGTGGTAAATAGATTTGTGTGTTATTAACAGTATCTCTAGTTAAAATCCATGGATAATATGTTGCAGTATAGTTAGAATCAATACCTGTGTTATCCAAATTATCAACCGCTTCTTGTGGGTAAATAATATCTAAAGAATTGGTACCATCCGGAGTGTACATATTGTAGTCAGGTGTTGTTGCAATATAAACAGAATCCGCTCTTTGGTATTGAACCATGTTTATTGCGCTTTCAACAAGGTTTGAGTTATTTACATAATCAATACTTGAAGTTGCAAATACATTTACATTTGTTGCTTCCGGATTTGCAAACGTTAATATACCTAACAAGTAAGCATAGTAATCGGTATTTGCAAAGTCCTGTGTATTATTTTGAACGATAATTCTTTTGAATAAACCATCTCCGGTTGCTGTTGGGTATCTTGTAGAAGGTGACGCACCAGCTAAATATCCTGAAGCACCTAATTGGAATCTATCTTGGTTTGTTCTATACTCTCTGTATATATCCCATCCGTCAAATCCTCCTGCTAAACATACTGTGTATTTTCTAGCATATATGAAGTAATAAGGATTTTCTTGAGTTTCAGGATCAAATCTGAAATCAGCAACACCACATTCAAACGCTGTTTGTCCGCTAGTTAAGAATGAATTTGAAATTGTTACAACTGTCGCACCTGAATCCATGTGGAAACCTTTACTTAAGTAATTCCAATTATCACCTTCAACCGGTAATGCAGAACCAACCCAGTTTGATGGATTTTGCTTACCCTTATAACTTAAGAATGATTCATCTATTCCGAATTGACTTGAGAAACCTAAATAGCTTCTTCTAACAATATCACCTGACGATTCAACAACATTAGCATTTCCTAAAAATGGAGGATTGTAAATTGCTTCACCTGGATAATAATATTTAGTTTTAAATTTAGGTACTGGTGATGGATTTAATACTGATTCATATTCTCTTTGAACATATCCATAGAAACCACAAGGTAACGCGTCCATTGGAGCCTCATCGGCCATTTCAATCATAATATATTTTGATATTAAAGCGTACTCACCGTTAGATGAACCAATTTTTTTAGCAACAAAGTTATTTGATGCCGGATCCATAGTACAGTTAGTGAATTTTTCAATAACAACAGGATTTGCATCCGTATCAAAGAAATTTCTAACTAATACATCAAAAGTCATATTATTAAACGATAGATTTGCTATTGATATTTTAATTTCAACATTAGCAGAATCTCCATCAGATATTGATATAAATCTAAATAATCTATAAACCTTATTACCTCTTAACTCTGAAACCAAAAATGGTGTCATAGGAGATTGATATTTCTCAACTTTATAGGCTATTGAATTTGATTGCTCACTTCTTGCATCAGGTAAAGCAATTAAATCGCAACTTAAACCACGAATATATCCTTGATTGTACGCATAATCTAAAGAACCTGGATAAATCTCTTCAACAAATACAGGAACTTCAGTTCTTGATTTTCCGAAATTATCAATACCTAAAACCTTTGTAATATATTTTGCAGATGACGCTTGTAATGAAGTTTCAAATGAAAACGTCTTATTATCATTAGTTATACCTGAAAGTAAGAAAGTTGAAAATGGAGATTGTGCAACATCTGAATACTGATCAGTACAAACCATAGTTAAGTCAGTTAATCCGCTAACCTCATATACCGGGCCGTGTTGATTGGTATTATATTGTGAAATACCTCTAGATCTTAAAGTTGCAACAACCATATTATTATATTCAGAGTATGCTGTACCTGAAAAAGTATAAACATTACCTGACACAGTTCCTGTATATGAACTTGAACCGTCAGTTGATAAATCAGTAACTGAATAATAGAAAGAATAACCAGAATAATCATTACCTGTGTAATTACTGAAATTTGCGTAATACCAAGGATCGTTATCACCGGAAGATAAATCATTATAACTAAAATCCGTATTATTAACGCCGAATTGATTTAGTTGGTTAGTATATGCAGCAACATAGGCAACATAATCACCATTAGGTATTGAACCATAAACTGAAGCTGTTGTTGCTGATAGTGAAGGTTCATCTAGAATAGTGCTAATGTTATTTACAAAATCACCTGAAAATGTTGAAGTGCTACCGTCAGATAATCTATATTGTACATTTATATTATCATTAATAATTGTTGGGAATGATCCACTTGTTATTTCCACTGTGTTACCAGATGCACTACCTGTAAATACAAATGAGAATGGTGTGCCTACTTCAGGATCTGTACCAATTGTTGTTGGATCAACATTTGCAGTTACTTTAAGACTCCAAGATGGACCCGCATCATAACCTGATAAACCAAGAACTCTTGTTACGAATAATTGGTTTGATTGTTGTAAATACGATTTTGCAATATACGCCGCTTCGTATTTAGGTATTTGAGTGTTTATGAATTTTGTAGGTTCAGTTCCGCCAAAATATGCTTGGAACTCGTCATAGTTAGTTATGAATATCGGTTCAAATGCAGGACCTTTTAAGGTTTCTCCTACAAGTCCCAATGTGGTAACACCGACACTCTGTGCTACGAACGATAAGTCCGTTTCTGAAGTATAAACTCCCGGTGATACATAAACTTTTTGATTTGCTTGTGCTGTTGCCATTATTTAATTGTTCTAATGCAGATTTATTTTATAGATAAATATTCAATAAAAC